GGTTCTGGAAATGTAACAGCGCCAAAAAGATATAAAAACAAAGTAAGAATAAAAAGCCATTTAGGAGCCGCTGGGCAATCCGCAGACAGTGACTTAGTTTCTGAAAGCGAAGCAAGCTGGACTAACAACCATAAACTGTCAGGCATTGCATATATATATGCAAGGCTAGATTATGATATTGACGCTTTCCCTAATGGTATTCCCACCATTTCAGCATTAATTGAGGGCAAAAAGGTCTATGACCCACGCACCAGCACAACAGCATTTTCTGCAAACCCTGCTTTGTGCATCCGTGATTATCTAACAGAAACAACATACGGTGTCGGCGCATCAGCATCAGAAATAAATGACACTGCATTCACCGCAGCCGCAAACGCTTGTGATGAGAATGTGACTTTAGCCGGTGGCGGCACAGAAAACCGCTATGAGTTTCACGGCACAATGCAAACCAGCAATGCACCAAAAAAGATTTTAGAAGAAATGGTGACTTCATGCGGCGGGTTTATTTCTTATGTTAATGGCAAGTTTTCGATAAAGGTTGCTGAATACGATGCGCCAATAATAACGCTGACAGAAGATAATATTATTGACCAGATTAGTATGCAGACCCGCCGTAGCAAGCGAGATAATTTTAATGCGGTCAAAGGTGTTTTTGCGCCATCCTCAACAAATTATATTGCCGCAGATTATCCTGCAATAACATCATCAACATTTGAAACAGAAGATGGCAGTGAACGCCGCTTTTTAAATTACAATCTACCCTACACAACATCGTCAGCAATGGCGCAACGGTTGGCAAAGATTGCTCTTTTTCGCAACCGGCAACAGGTCACATTGCAACTTGTCTGCGATATGACTGCTTTTGATTTAAGTGTTGGTGATAATGTTAGTGTTACTATTTCCAGATTTGGTTTTAGCCAAAAGGTGTTTCAAGTTATTGAATGGAATTTAACCGTTAAGTCAGACGAAAACGGCGGCCCTATTCAAGCAATCAATCTGTTTTTGCGCGAAAACAATAGCACTGTCTATGATTGGGATGCGGAAGAAGTTGACTTTTTACAAGACAACACAATATTACCCAATCCTTTTGACCTTGGTGAAGTTGGTATTGTTGTTTCTGACGAATTGCAAACCTTTAATCAGAAAGCCGTTTCTGTGTTGCTTGTAGATGTTTCATCTGGCTCTACTTATGCAAATCAGTTTGAAGTGCAAGCAAAGAAATCAACAGACAGCACATATATATCGCTGGGCGTTTCATCATCGACACGTTTTGAGCTTGTAGATGTTGAGGACGGCATTACTTATGATGTCAGGGCGAGGGTTATAAGCTCACTTGGTAATGCGTCTGAATATTCAACAGCGCAGCATGAGATTGTTGGTAAGACAGCACCGCCGGAAACAGTTACAGATTTCAGCGTTAATATTGTCGGCAATCAGGCGCAATTAAGCTGGTCGCCTGTCGGTGATTTAGATTTATCACATTACCGCATTAGGCATTCTATTCTTACTACTGGCGCAACTTACGCAAACGCAACAGACCTTATTGCTAAAGTATCAAGACCGGCAAACACAGCGATTGCACCGGCTGTAACAGGCACTTATTTTATTAAAGCGGTCGATAAATTAGGACTAGAAAGCGCAACAGCAACATCAACTATTGCAATCATTGATTCGGTTGGTGAGTTTAATTCTGTTGTTACATCTAACCAGCACACAGCATTTGCGGGAGCAAAATCAGGCACTGCAACTGTTGGCAACACGCTTTTGCTAGACACCAGCATAAACTTTGACAGCGCAACAGGCAATTTTGATGACGGAAAAGGTTTGTTTGATGGCGGGTCAGGCAATGTAAACGCATCAGGCACTTATGATTTTGATAGTGTTATAGATGTAGGCTCAGTTGTCACTAGCCGCGTCACTTCAAGCGTCACAGTTACAAGAACGGATTATGTTGGCTTGTTTGATGATGCGACCGGAAACTTTGATGCGCGTTTAGGTGATTTTGATGGCGACCCGCAAGCGTTTGGCGATACTAATGTTGAGTTGAAAATAGCAACAACAGAAGACGATCCAACAGGTTCACCAACCTTTACAGCATTTAGAAAATTTGTTGTGGGCAATTATAAAGCAAGAGCGTTTAAATTCCGCGCAATTCTTACTTCGGAAGATACAGAGGCAACGCCGGTTGTTTCAGCGCTGTCGGTAACTGTTGATATGCCTGATAGACTTATTTCCGAAGCTGATGTTGTGTCTGGCGCGGGTGCTAAAGTTATTTCATTCCCCACGCCGTTAAAGGTGTTGCAAGGCGTTGGCGTTGCGGCTCAAAATTTACAGAGTGGGGACTATTATGCTATAACAAGTAAGACAGCATCAGGGTTCACCATTACGTTTTATAATAGCAGTGACGCGGCTGTTGATAGAACGTTTGATTATGTTGCGAAGGGTTATTAAAAATGTCACAAAATGATTTTACTATTGCCAATCAGGGTTTCCCTGCATTTCGCGCTGACTTAAACGGCGCACTGCAAGCCTTGGCAACCGTTAGCGCAGGGGATGCCGCGCCGACAACAACATTTGCTTACATGCTATGGTATGATAGCACTAATGACATTCTTAAAATGCGAAACGCTGATGATGATGCGTGGATCACATTATTCACATTTAATCAGGCAACAGACAGCGTTGCGGTTTCTGGCGAAGAGCTTGTTGACGATACAACTCCGCAGCTTGGCGGAAATCTGGACTTGAACAGCAATAACATCACCGGCACTGGTGACATAACCATCACTGGCATTGTCACAGCGAATACAGACACCGACACAACAAATACCGGCAATGTGACGCTAGACTTTTCGGCTAATCAGAATTTTGTGCTGACACTTACCGGCGCAGTCACACTTGATAACCCAACAACTGAAAGCGTCGGTCAGTCTGGCTTTATTGTCTTTATTCAAGATGGCACAGGCGGCAGAACGGTATCTCTTGGCACTGACTATGAAACTGTGGGCGGGGCTGGTCTGACATTATCCAGTGCAGCATCAACAACTGATGTTGTGCCTTATGTTGTAGCGGCATCAGGCCGTATTTTGCTTGGCGCACCTCAACTGGCTTTTGCATAGGGGAAAATATGTCTGGTCCTTTTGGTTCTTCACAATGGATGTATTCATCGGCAGCAGGCTTCTATCCGCACACGATAGACCAGTCTCTGCGCTTTGAGGATGGCGATAGTGCTATGCTTGATAATTCAGCAGACCTGTTTGCTAGCCACGGAAACTTGAAAACTTGGACTTGGAGTTGTTGGGTTAAACGTGCAAATCTTGGAACTAATCAAACGCTATGGTCTTGCGGAGCAAACAACAACAACAGAGATTATTTCGGGTTTGACACAAATGACAATCTTATTTGGATTGAAAGAATAAGCGGCACCACCAAAGGTCAGTTAGTTACAGTTGCAAAATACAGAGACGTATCAGCTTGGTACAATGTAACTGTCGTAAGAAATACTGATAATGTTGCTACGGCTGATGACAGGTTAAAAATATATGTGAATGGTGTTATTCAAGAGGAATCAATAACTAACCACGTTGATAATAATCACGAAGGCATGATTAACAGAACTTTGTTTCAACACAACATTGGGTCACGGCGGAGAGATGCCAACGATTTATTCTTCAATGGATATATGGCAGACGTTGTATTTGTTGATGGAAGCGCACTTGGTCCTGACAGCTTCGGGGAACTCAAGGACGGTATATGGGTAGCCAAAGATGTCAGCGGCCTGACGTTTGGGCAAAATGGTTTTCACCTCGATTTCTCAGACAGCAGTGCTATCGGCAATGATGTGTCTGGCAATGATAATGACTTCGCTGTGTCCGGCCTTGTTGCCGCAGACGTCACAGAAGATACACCAACAAACAACCATTCAACGTGGAACCCATTGGTCAGCAAATTGAACATTGCTCTTAGCGAAGGCAATACAGTTGTAAATCTCGATGACAATGCGACTGGTGAAGCAGATATGGTTTCAACAATGGTATGCCCATTAGGAGTTGATATCTATGGCGAGTTTAAGGCAACAGCCTTTCACGACGGGGCGGCAGACAGCGGCATAAATATCGGTATTATTGAACAGGGTTTTGACAGAACAGAACAAACAAATACAATACGTCAAATTTCTGGTGGTGTTTTCTACGCTGGCAATGGTTATCTTTACACAAACAGTGTGCAATCTGGAAGCGCACAGGCAACGTACACATTGAATGACATTATAGGCATAAAAGTTGACCGCACCGCAGACGAGGTTAAGTTCTACAAAAATAATGTTTTACAATGGACCGAAAATATTGACGCAACAAAGCAATACCACTTTGGCGTTGATTCTGGTTACACTAATTCCACCAGAGCAATTTCATATCGAGCCTTT